CTTGGTTGAGCCATTCATCTACCCTTTATTAACTATTTAGTTTCTGCACTATGGTGGATAACATATCTTTGATGTCACCAATATCACTCTTTACATTGTCAAGTTCTTCTTTCATTTTGTCAAACTCTTCACTTTTTTCTTCCATAGCCTTTTTTCTAGCCATATATGACTGATATTCAACTTTATTTTTGTTGATGATTGCAGAGGAATGTGGATCCCGATAGAGACCCGACATTCCTTCTACAGGTATTAAGTTATCCATTATGCAAGTGCGATAGCTCTGAGTTCTTTGATAATTGGTGGTTCTGCCTGGTTGGTTCCAACCATATCAATCTTGATCTGGAACTTAGTAAACGGTGGCAGGACGCGAGAGTTGAAGGTGAACTCCTTAAACTCTGTTCCAGCACTAGGTGATACTAAGTCATCAGGTAATCCATTGTTATTGGAAAGATTGATGACATTACCATTTTGATCAATGTTTGAGTATCCTGGGAACAGTTCAAAGTTTTGATCAATGCTGTTCTCTGCAGAGCCTTCGGAAATAATCTTGTAGAATGCTCTGATGTCAGAACTTGACTTTCTATATGCAGAGAGTTCAAGTAAGATTTGTGTTGCTGGATTATCCAGAACAACCATCTTAGAAACATAGGTTGCGGAACAAGGATCATCACCAGTTACATTAACTCTTCTATCTGTCGCAAAGTTAGAAACAGGACTGTTGATTCTGTTAGTTGTTGTGATAACACTAACTCTATCAAGGTCAATGACTGGAGAAACGTTCACGTTTGTGCTATTCATATTAACTTCAAATGTCATCGACTTATTACCAGGCAAGGTTGAAAGTTTATCACTTTCATTAACCTTAGAAGCAACCATTCTTGGAGTAACCAGATGATTCTGACCAGCAATATCAATGGTTTCAAATCCCTGATCGACAAATGATTCTTCGGAACCACTGATGCTGGTTGCAGAGATAGTTCTGATTCTTGCACCAACAGAAGTTCCTGGAGGTGTCATTGTCTGGACGTTTGGAGTAATAGTTTCGAACTGAACGTTTTGTGTAGCCTTAACGTTCAGACCACCACTGCGTTTGGTTGTGGCGAAATAACGATTTGGTAAAGTACCACTACTTCTGTCAGTTCCATTACTATTCATATCAACTTTGATGTGATAGTAATCAAGATCTTTTGCGTTAGGAACTGTGACGGCAGGATCATTCATATCGTGAGTTCTATTAACTCTTCTCAGAGATACTCCACCAAACTCATACTTACGAACCTCTGTTCCAGCAGGATATGTGAATGAAGTTGTTCCATCAACACCTCTGGTCGAGATTCCAGTGATAGAACCAGAAGCTGTTCCAGTGTAAGAAATAATCTCTTGACCAATCTTCAGATAACCGTGGTTGGTTGTTCCGATACCAACACCCTCAAAGGTGTCAAAGTTTGAAGAGGAAACAACAGAAATATCTGCTGTAGAATCATTGGAATAATCTGCAGTCAGAGTAGTTACAGGTACATCTGACTCAACACCCGAAATTGTTACAAGGTTGTTGAATGCATTCAGTGCGTGAGCACGATGATTGACTTTGAAGTGTAAACCATCATAAGTGGAATCAACATCAAAGGTACTGATAGTGCATCCATTACCAACAACTTCAATAGTGGAACCATTGTTAAATGTGATGGTTCCTACACCAGTGTTAAATGATCCTTGGATTTGATCAAGAATGAGTGTGTTTGTAGAGGTAATGATGCCAACGGCAAGAACCGCATTACTTCCATTTCCGAGGCCAAGAGTTGAAATACCAACGGTATCACCAACCGCAAAGTTCTTACCACCGTTAGTTACAGATACTGCACTGATCTGTCCATTGTTGACGGTTACGTCACCAACCATTCCTGAACCAGAACCACTCAGAGTTACCAGAGGAATATTGGAGTAAACCAAACTTCCACTAGAAGGTGTATAACCAACACCAGCGTTAATAATGGTAAAGGTTTCAGAACCAACACTTGCAATACCTGCAGTTGCAAGGAGTTTTGCAGATGCGGTGAGGTTTCCACTTTGAGTTACTGTTACTCCAGGAACAAAACCTGCAGGTTCTGCAAACGTTGAACCAAGACCAACTACGGCTCTTCTTGACAGAATTTCAATTGGGTTGGACTGGAGAGTGATGATTTGATCGTTACCCTCACTCAGATCTGGGTTGAAGAATCTTGCAACACCAGGAGTAGTATTGAATTGAGCCTTATACAGAGTGAACTTAAGATCTTCATACTGACTTGGATCCCAAGTAGTTCCATTCTGAGACTTGAACAGAGAACCCAAGTATGGTTGTTGACTGATAACAACTTGTTGTTCGTCTGGGAGATTTGCAGTTGAGATATCAACTTCACCCATTCTGGAAATCCAAGCGTTATAGTTCTCCGATGGGGTTACTAGAACAATTGCATATTCGTGTTCACCACTTAGATAAACTGGTGAATCGAATGTGAAACGAGTTGCGATAGATGCATCTTCTGAAACATTAATTTCTGAAGGTTCCTTGACCGCAATACTAAATGGCAGAATCTTAGAAGTTGGCAGACCAGTTTCTACCGTTCTAATTTGCATCGTCAGAGGAAGTTCCTCATCCTTATCTCTCAGATAAACATCAACCGAAGTGACAAATGCACCGGTGGTTTCATCAACTCTAAATGTTTGTGCAAGAGGGTCATAGTACTGAACACCAGTTACTGTTACCGCTTCATCGCCAACTGCTGTTGTAATTCTGTTCTGAATAATTCTCTGATCTTGGACTGAAAGTCTTTCAATCTGAGGAACCTTGATGCTCAGGACGTTTTCTTGAACGGTTTGCAGTTCACCTTGTGCGTAGAAGTTAGCCTCTGCAGAACCAGTTACAGTTCCTCCAACGGTCGAGTTTGTAGAACTTGTGGTAAGTCTGAGAGTCTTAGTACCAGTTTCCCATCTTGGGTTTGCATCAACGTTTGGATTAGGAATATTGAATGAGGCTCTCAGGTTACCGATTGTATCACTGATCAGTCTTACATTAGATACTGTAGCCTCAGCACCACTAGTTTGACCCTTCAACTTCATTCCATTTTCTACGTGACCATAGAAACCACCTTGTACTTGAGTTGCAAGGCTGAATGTATCTACGTTCAGAAGACTTGAAGAAGTTGAATAAACTGTAGAAATACCAGCGGCATTTACATATGGATTGAGTCCATAAATTGCAGTTGGTGCATTGTATGGGCCGTCCTTATGATTTGGAGCTGCAAGTCTGAATGCAAAGGATGCAGGTGAACCCGCAGAAAGTTGTGTTGGAGTATAACCAAACACTGTTTCACCAGTCTGGAACAGACCAGTATCCATAGTTACTTCAAGAAGTTTTGGAGTTACAAACTTGGTAACATCAACACCATCGAAGAATGCATAGAAACGTGTTCTTGGCTTCATTCTAGTTGAAGTGACTTCAATATTCCTAGATCTCATATAAGGAATGATGTCACGACTTACCAGTCTGTCACCAAGAGACTCTTGAGTTTCAAGAGGCGTCACTCTAAACTGAATACCTTCTCTAGACTGTTGAGATGTAATCTCAGTATCCTGGAACTGTTGTCTGCGAGTGATGGTTACGTTATCGATCAGAGCGTCGTTAGTACCTGCCCAACGACCATTTCTTGCAACAGTCGCGCCAAAGTTTGCAATTCTCTGAATGTTTTGTTGAGCCCCTTGTGGAATATCTTGGGGTCTCATTGTTCCGACAAATTCAGATCTTACCTCATCTCTAAAGGTAATTCTCTCAGAACTCCAGTTGGTTTCCCAAGCACCCCAGTCAACTTCACTGAGTCCAGTTTGACTGTCAATACCTAGGATAGAAACTGCACTATCATATTCACTTGTTCTGCGAATAATATTGGCATCAAGTCTCTTAGTGTCCATCCAGATGTCAGAGTCTGGATTGAGTTTCAGATCTCCTGCATAGTAAACGATAAGGAATGGGTTAACGTTCTCTACTCTAGAAGCATAGATCTGGGAAATCATTGGAACTTCTGTGTAGTCCAATGTCACCAGTCTTCCAGTCTTCTTGACGTTTTGTCCGTCAAGATCACTTACATAATTAAGGTCTAATGTAGGATCTGCGGTTGTTCCAATACCAATGATTGACTGTGAACCAATGATGAGATCAAGTGCAGTTGTATAGTGTCCTGGTCTCAGGTAACCATTCTTCGCATCAATACTTGCAGAGAAGTCTGGATGACCCATCTGGTGTGAATCGTGTGACTTAAAGTTGTCAACGAAGAATCCAGACTTAAATCTGTTCAGACCATTTGCGTCAGTAATTTGCAAGTTGGCTGTATCAGTTTCAAGAAGAGAAAGTCTGGTGTAGTATTCTACATTCTCAAGTCTCTTCTCAATTCTTCCAATATCTGCCATCGTGAAACGCTTGTGTTGCGTTCTGGTGACAGAAACGTCATTCATACTGTAGACATACGCTCTAAGGCTAATCTTTGCAACCTCAATCGCATCACCAATTGAAGGTGGTTCAGTTGGGTTGTCAGATGGAACACCTTTCAGATAAGTAAACTTACCATCTCTATCTAAGAAAAGTCTGTCTCTTCTGGGGAGGTAATAATTATAACTTACAATCAGTGACTCATCTGGAACAAATGGATCAGGGATACTATTTCCAGAAGCTGAGAAGACTCTGGATCTAAAGTCAAATGGAGATACTGTAGATGCTGTACTATATGCACTTACTCTAGGTCTGATATCAATCAGATCACTGGTTATTGCAGCATAAGACTGGTTGATAGGAATGAGTTTTCTAGACGCACTTGGATAACTTGATGCATTGAAGAAATCTCCATCATCATCCGAAGTTACAAAGAAGTTCTTGAACACAACCTTCAGTCTGTTGGTTGGTTCTTCAAAGTTTCTGTTTCTCTCAATATATGAGAAGTCGTAATAGTTTGGTTTGTCGTTGACATTCAAACTGTATTGATTTGTGATATTTCTATCACCTCTAGTTGTGGCTGCAAGAATTGCAGTTACACCAGACTTAGATGCCCTTACAGTTTCGCCGAGGATGAACTGGTTCTGGTTCAACAATACAACACCGATGGTTGACGTGTTGGGTTTTTCTACAACAACCGCAACGGCATTACTCTCAGTACCGGTGATCTTTTCACCAACAATCAAGTCGGTGTTATTTCCACTTGGGCCAGAATAACTACCAAGAGTCAGTGAAGGCAGATCTGCATCAGTGGAATCGTTTGATTCAAAAACAGCAAGAAGTTGAACAGCTTCTGGTACGTTCAGTGAAATCTTCTTATCCTGAACTCTGGTTCCATAAACTCTACTGTAAGTGAGACCATCATTCAGGGTGTTTGTTCCAATACCAGAGGAAGTCAGTTTTGAACGACCAATGACAACAACATTTGCCTCATTGATTCTCTTCTGTTTGTTTCTTACAGTTCCCTTAATGACTGTGGCATAAAGATTAGCCTTACCACTTGTTTTACTCAGACCAACGAATGTTACAGTCTTACTGTCTGCAGCCAGAGTCATCTGACTTGAATTCAGAGGCTCGGTAGTTCCATCATCATAACTAATTGAGTATCTCTCTTCGTCGAATGGTTGGAAGAACAGACCAGACCCAGCATTTGGTGAAGTAAATGATCCACCAGAAACATTGATATTGGTATACTGTTTTCTGAGTTGAATAGTTGCAGCAGTTACATCCAGACTCTCAATGTTTTTATGAGTTACTGGTGTGAGAAGACTATTGTTACCAACATCAAATGTAGTGTTACGAACTAAGAGGTCTGTGATTGAGGTAGAACCAGAGGGAACACCACCTTCACAAACATTGGGAACGGTTGTAATACCAGTTACATTGATGAAAGTTCCATCAGTTGCAACACCAGTGATTCTGTTGAAGGTAGGAATTGACTGTCCAGCTCTGCTGTAACTGATGATATTTCCAGTCGTTACAATACCTGCAAAGTTTGAACCAGCTGCAGTGATGATACCAGCGTTACCACTTGTATTAACCAGTTGCAGGTTGTTGGCAATTAGGTTTGAAAGTCTTGAACCATTGTTCAGAACAATGTCTGCCTCAAATGTAGATACTCCTACTGCACTACTGATAGACTTAATATCATTGATATTATAATCAACTACTTTGGTAATAACTCTTCCGTTTTCTACACCGTTGATAAGAATAGTCTCATCCTTAAGGAACCTACCAACAGCATCAATCAGTTTGAGTTCTGTTACTCCAGAACCACCAGTTACGACGAAACCACTTGCACCACTTCTGGAACCTTGAATGTGATCAGATTCTGTAACTGATGTAATTGCTGTTCCGACAGTAACTTTAGTGAATGTCTTGACATCAAAGAGTCTTAACTCATACTGAGAAGCCTCATTAACGTAACTTGCAGACTGTGCCTTAAAGTCATACAGTCTTGCAAAACCAATTTCTTCACCACCAGGAGCATATCCAACAGTTGTCAGACCAGCTCTTCTGGTATTGACCAGAGATACTGTTGCAGTGGTTCCAATACCCAAACTGGGTGAACCATATAAGTTGTTAATGAAGAGTGGTGAACCTGTTGAATAGTTTACAGATTCCTGAGATACTTCTGCAGTGGTTCTTGGTTTATCTACATCAATAAATGATGATGCAATCTTTTCTACATCATATCCCTTAACGTAGGCTTTACCTGGAGATACCTGGATAACCATCAGATCATCTGATGGAGTACCACCCTGTTGAGTCTTCTGTTCAGAGGTGTAGATACCCTTATTTCCAATCTGATCGTTCAGGGACTCTTTTGCAAAAAGTTCAAAAGCCTTAACGTAATAATCACCAGACTCGTCATACGTTCTCTGAGCGAGTGCATCACGAATGAGATTATATTGCGTATCTTTTACAAATGTCTGAAGAACACCGTTCTCTACACGAGCAATCTCAACAAAGTTTTGGTCGTTTCTATCTGACAGTTCTTTTTTAGCCAGATTTACCTGGATTCTAAGTCTGTCTGCACCAGGAGCAGCAAAGTTAGTAAATCCAGAAGCATTATCATTCAGAGTACCATCTTCGTCTGCGGTTACAAACTCCTCAGATACATTGAAACCAATTCTATATGATGGTCTGTTATTATATTGATCGAGGATTAAAGTTTCACTCAGAACCTGAACAAAAGTTCCTCTGAGGAAGTAGACACCTTCACCAACCGACATCGCAGAGCCAGTTGAGTTTGCACCAGAAGCAATAGTGGTTGCAAATGATTCATTGGCTGAAATAACACTCAGACCATAGACAATATCTCTATCAGTTAAGAGATTTTCTCCATCAAAAAACTTTTGTTGTGAAAAGTCTTCAGAACCAGACTTCTCATACTTAATATAAAGAGTAATACTTCCTCTTTCCGAATCACTTTCGGTAAGAATTTTCTTTACTGTTGCGGTAACACCGGATCTTGCACCAGTGATTCTGATACCTAGAAGCTTATCAAGATATAACGATACAGGAATGCCCAGGAAAGTTGGCTCAACTTCAATACAGAAGAAGTTGTTATCATATGTCAGGTTACCAGGAATTACCTTTGAACCCTCTTTGAAAAAGTGAGTACCAAACTGTTCAATCTGATTCTGTAAGATCGACTGAAGGGTGGTCAGTTCTCTGGCTTGAACCGGAATGCCAGGTTTGAAAAGAACCTTGTAGTAGTTCTTGTTTTTATCAAAATCGTCAAAATATGGATTGACGTTGAGGTTAGTTTCCTGTGGCATAGTTTTTTAGAATTCCAATACGATTTTGATGTCTTCCTTTTGCTGTGAACTACGTGTGACAGATGCCCTGTTGTCTACGTAGATAATGTCTCCACTGTATTTTTCAACCTCAGGATTTGCAACACCCTTAACAAAACTCATTCCGAGGTTATATGTCCTATTATTTATTGACGTAGAGACACCTGGAACAGATGATGTTCCAAAGTTTGTATCAATGTTCAGATTAGTTGAACCACCAAAGACGGTTGTTCCAGCACCACTGGTTGGGTCTGCAGTAAATCTGAAAAGTTTATAACCATAGGTTGGGGAAGTGTTCGCTGTTCCATCCGTATTGAAACCTGCAAGAGTCTTATCTTGCCAGTATTTCAGAACTCCAGTATTAGAGTCCCAACTAATAACTCTACCAACAGCAGTAGATCCAACACCAATTGTTTGAGTGATGGTTGCATCAGCTGCAAACGTTGTAGTGGTTGAACCAGCACCAGTCAACTTCAGTGCATAAGTTGCACTGGCTTTAGACAGAGTGAGTTTATTGGTAGAACCGAAGGAATATGGATCTCTTACAAGACCAACTCTTGCAAACTGGTTACCAGTGATAAAGTCTGGGTTTGTTGCATCATTCTCAAGTCTGGAATAAATCAGAACTCTATATGAACCAAGTTCTCTGTAAATATCAGCACCGTGACCATCTTGTGGTGGAATAATTACGTTGAAAGCTGCATCAGTTGAACCACTTGGGTTTGTCAGTCCAACTGCACTCAGATCAACAGTACCGAAGGTATATTCGGAACCACCATTAGTAACTTCTACTGAGTCAATTTTACCAGCAGCGTTGACAACTACGGAACATCTTGCACCCTCACCATCTCCCTTAATAGGAACATTGTTGTAAGTGGTAGCAGTACCATAACCAACACCTCTATTGGTGATGGTTACAATCTTCAGTTGTCCACTTGTCGATGCGTTATTTCTTACAGCGGCTACATCACTATTGGTTGACCAATTTTGAGGAAGAGGAATGAAACTGGTGGAATCAAACTTAATCAGGTCACTTGGTTTAATAGTGAACAGATATTTCCAAACGTATCCATCACCAGAACTACCAGCAGACCTTGGTTCCAAGTCTGTGAAGAATGGTTCATCAAGAGATGGTCTTCCGTCAGGGTTCTCTGGATCGGTTCCATTCTGCAGACAAACATAAACTCTGTAATCAGAGTTCATTACATAATAATTGGTATCATACAGATTGGTAGAACTTGTCTGGGGTGACAAGTTTGATCTAGAATAATCGTGACGGTACATCTCATAGGTTGTACCAGATGTCCAGGTGATTTTTCTAACAACCCGAACGATATCAGCTGCGTTGATTTTCTTCAACGCAATCATCGTATCCCAGTAGTCGTTCTCCTCATTAAACGAGTCTTTTGGAGCGGGTGGGGTTGTGTCCCAATCAGAATCATTCTCAGTTGCGTTTGGAAGTCCAACCCAAACATAATAACTGTTAGTTGTTGACGCAATACCCGCTACAAAATTCTCAGAATTCAATATACGAAGTTGATCAGTTATAATAGCTGACATTTTGAAAGACTTTTTGTTTTATTTATGATTAAATGTAAGCCTCTTTAAGGTCCTTAGTTCTCACAATGACAGGTCCAGTCTGAATGCCAGTTACACCATCATTGTTGATGACGGTAAACTGACTTGTATCAGTCTTAACAAATTCATAGAGACGACCCCAAGAATATCTACCGAAGAACTCACTACTTCCAGTACCAACTCCTTCAGTGGAACTTACACTAACGGTAACTCTTGTCAGAGTCGTTGTTCCTACACCAACTGCATCACCAGTTACATTTTCTACAGCCATTACTCTGTAGATGTTATCGATGAAGGAGGTTCCGATACCAACTGTGGTTGTTCCAGAAGCGTCTCCATATGCAGTCAGACCAGATCCAGTGTTTGTATCAAAGACAACGAAGTAGAAGTCCGTCTTGATTCCACTGGTTGTAATTGGAGATGTCATTGTGTCTGAAGATCTCAGTGGAGAGTTCAGAGGAATGAACAGATCAAATGTCAGACCAGTGGTTGCAATTCCAACAACGGATGTTGTTCCAATACCAGTGACGATACCAAAGTCACCCTCATACTTAATACTGGACAGAGTATCATCGTTTTGAGCCTCTGGTTCAATCATAACGATTGGTGGATTTGTATTCGTGTATCCAGCACCAGCATTAGTGATGGTTACGGATGAAACAGTTCCAAGACCAGAGATAACTGCAACACCAGTTGCGTTGGTATTCATTGTAATACCGATACCAGAGTAAACAGTTCCGATACCCGCAGTAACACCGATAGAAACCTGAGGTGCGGTAGTAAATCCTGCACCACCATCAGAGATGATGATACTTGAGATTGTTCCTGCAGCAGATACCAGAGCAGTTGCAGCAACTCCAGTCTTCACAGTTCTATCAATAATCAGAACACTCTGTTTTGCCTCCACCAGATCATCGATTTCATTGAACAGAGGAACTGCGGTGTCAACAAAGATTTCGGTTGATGCAGAACCAACACTGTTGATAATATATGCGGTTGGTCTGATTCCAGCCACAAGTTCGGTTCTGTTCTTGGGAACATCGATATTACCAATGATAAGGTCTTCAACCTGTTTCTTCCAGGTTACTGGTCTTAACAGAGTGTTGTTCGTGGTAATACCAATGTTTGTATATGTGTTGGTGGTTACAGTATCTGCAGTTGTAATACCGGTGATGGTTCTTGCAAGTTCCTGATATCCATCCTTCAGACCGATATCTGGATATCTATTAATTGTCAGTTCATCACCAGGCTTGACTGTCTCCAGAATGTCTACTTCAACAACATCATTTTCAGAACCACGGTAGAAGTAGACTCTCATTCTGTCGCCTGCCTTTGGAGCTTCGGAGAAAGTGATGAGTGATCCACCAGTGAGAGTGTAACTTTCCGAAGGAATTTGGAGAATGTCGTTAAGGAAGATGACGAGGTTATCTTCGATCTTAATCAAGGAACCCTTTGCAGATCTAAGAGTGATTGGATTTGCAGTTGCCCCAACCGTCTTGGTGAGGTTGAAGGTTCTTCTCTCACCATCAAACAGATCTTCAAAGGTGTTCAGTTTCTCCAGTTCACCGAAGGTCCAACCAGCAAAACTGTCATTGAAGGTTTCGGTTACAGTCAATCTGAATGAAGTGAATGCAACACCTGCAGATGCATCGGTTGGGATACCAGCTTGACCACCAGTTTCGAGTTCAAGGATGTCGCCAATCTTGTAGTTATACCCATAATTGGTGATGTTGAAACTTGTTACACTAGATGCAGAACCGACACGTACAGAAACTGATGCACCAATACCAGTTGCACTGCCTACCAACTTAAGATTCTCATAGTTCAGAGGTTCTTCAAACTCAAGAGTTGGTGGTGTAGCAGAACTGAATCCAGAACCACCGTTGGTGATTGTTACTGAAGTAACAATACCTGCGGTTACGTTTGCAGTACCGATGGTTACAATACCCGAAGAACCGATTGCCTTGACGAGAATGTTTGTCTGCAATCCGACTCTATATCCAGAACCACTGTTACCAATGGAAACGGATTCAACTGTTCCTGCAGCAGAAACAATCGCGGTTCCACCTGCGGCTACCAGTGGTTGATATCCGAAGGAACTGGATTCTCCAACAGAAACGATGATACCGCCTCTGGGGATAGAAGATACGTTAACGTCATAACTTACCGAAACACCAGCACCAGTGAAACGAACAGATGTAATACCTGCGGTTTCTGTGATAACATAATCATCAGGAGAAATTGGATTCTGGAAGATTTCGTTCAGAAGAATGACGCCCGTGTTGGTTGCGAAACCAGTTACGTTCTGACCTTCTGACTTCAGAATGAATGCAGTTGCAACTCCAGTAAACTGGTCTTCTACAGTATCAAATACGTAGTTGTTGGAGTATGTGTCTGTAGAACCATTTGGAATACCAGTTCTAGTGAAGGCTCTTGCAGTAAAGGTTGAAGTTGTTGTGAGACCAACTGGACCCTTAGAACCCTTAGGAGCCTCAACAAAGTTGATGGTATCCTTCACAATCTGATAGTTACCAAGATACTTGGTGATTGTTGAACCAGAACTGTGGGCAACCAGATCAGAATTCAGTTGAGCTCTCTTGACTAGAACTCTATTTGTGTCGCCAATACCGATGGTATCAATCTTCATATACTCATCGTCAATTCTGATAATATCACCAGAGAAGAACGAAGAGATACCTGCCATCACAATGAAGTCTGTACCAGTATCGATGCTGGTTGTAAGACCAGTGTTGATTGGAGACTGAATCAGTGGACTCTGGATGTTATTGTCCAGAGTTACAATCATCTTAGAGTTCAGGTTTTGTGATGTGAATGTATGAGTGGTTCCAACACCAACTGCAGAGATATCCAGAACAGTTGGAACAGTTTGAAGAGCCTCAGTTGCACTTGCAGCAACCTTGAACTTGTTCTCTGCAATCTTGACCGCATAAACGGTTGATGGGAGTTTGTCGGTTGTACCGAAACCAACAACAGATGTTGTTCCGATACCGATACTCATTGTTGTACCAGCACCAGTTGGTGTGTAGGTCAGTTTCTCACCAGTTGTGAAGAAGTGGTTGTTGAGGACGAAGAGATTGTTAGTAACATCAACAACAGCTGCACTTGATGCATCAAATACCTTGTGGAATACTGGTTCACCAGAGTGTTTCAGGTTGAATGAGAACTTGATGTCATTATCAGTTCCGGTGTAAGTACCATCTTCAGACTTCAATCTATTGTCTGTGAAGGTAACAACACCAACTCCACCAGTACCAGATTCTGTCAGGTTATACTGAAGAACCTTGACGGTTACATCTGTATTTGATGGAGGTGTAAGTCTCAATTCTACATCTGGGCCAGTTGCAGAGTAACCAACACCGATGGTTCCGATACCCGTTCCATTGAAGTTATCAAAGTATCCAAACTCATTGAAGTAAACATTACTATCATCGTGAATCAGAGTAACTTGAGTAACTGCATACCTATTGTTTGTGGTATCATTGATTTCAACCAAACAATCTGCAGCCTGATATGTTCCAGAGGAGAATCCACTGATTCGTGTTGATTGTGGTAAAGTTGTAGAACCGATGGAAGTTGTGGTGGTAAGAATCTCAGAACCACCCAGAGAAATACTTCCGATTCCAGAAGCTGTAGAATCGAATGATGTCTGATAGATTCTCATCGTGACACCAACGCCAGTTACTGGTGTAAAGTAAACACTTGCAATACCAGCTCTTACATCAGCACCGAAGGTTCCGAGACCAACACTTGGAGAGTTGGTGATAGAGATGTTCTCATTCAACATCTGACCATACTCAAGAACGTATGCCTCAGTTCCATCCTGAAGAACGACAAGTTCATTCAGTTGACTTCTCTGTTCTCCAGTGAGTTCGTTGGTGAGAACAAAGAGTTTCGTTGTAGTAAATGTGGTGGTTCCGAATCCAACAACTTGGAATGGTTCAGAAGTTGTAGAACCAATACCTGCAGAACTGGAAATAATCTTATATCCAGTTCCAATTTCAGTAGAACCAATACCAGTTGCGTTTGTATCAATGAATGACTGTTGTGACAGGATTCTCAGTGCATAGTTATTAGTCGTTGACTTAGCAGGTAAGAATCTCAGTGATCCAGTGTTACCACTGACTGCAAAATCGAACGTTCCAAGATCAATCGTAGTCTCAACTCTACCAAAAGGCATTATGTATCCAATTGATCCATCGTGCAGAAGGTTAACCTGAATGATTTCCTTTTCACCAGAGAAACGAGTATCAAATGCCATTACATAGAACTTCGCACCTCTTACTTCTTCGATATCAAAACTTGCAATATCCGAGAATGCAGTGGCTCTTGGCAGATCATTAAACTCGGAACTGATACCATCGATAGACAGGGCTCTGTTTGTTCTTGATTCTAAGTAATCCGTAATGACTCTTCCATCAAATCTGATTTCGTCAGATGCAATGGTGTTGTCGATATACAGAGAATTTTCTGATACCAGATCAAAATCATACTTCTTATGAAGAGACTCATTTTCACTAATGAGATCTGCAACAGTTACAACAACGTCGGATCCAACTCCTGGTCTTCCAGAACTTCTGTTCTTATCATCGGTAGAAGCAACAGATACCAAACTGATATCTGCAAAGTTCTTAAATCCAACAACGTGACCAAGACTATTGACTGGATCTCTCCAACGTGTGTATTGAATTGGGCTCTCTAATGAATATGAGAAGGTTTGATAATAATCATTGTCCTGGAGTCTCTGAAGTTCATCACTCAGTTTACCAGTTTCCTTCTGCCATCCATTCTTGACTTCTGACGTTGGATTGATATTGAAGTTTGATTCAAACTCAATAGTTTCTTGAACAACAGCAACAGACTTAGATGAGAGACCATTGATAGAATCACCAACAACAAGTTTGTCTGAAGAAAGTACCTTCAAATACTTGCTCTTTTCATTCCAAGAAACAACAGTACCACTCTTGTCTCCAGTGCTTACGGTTTCTCCTTCACTGAAACTATTAGGTACTACAGAAACATCAAAGACGGGCAGATCTTCAAAAGGAATCACTCTACCAGAGGAAGATGGGCCACTAAAGATACCTGGACTTGTTACAGATGAATCCAAGTTGTATGATACAGTAGCTCCACCACCACCAGGATTAGTATTAACTCCAGTAATGGTAAAGAAGTTATATCCATAGTCTTTGGAGTTGTATCCACTACCAGTAGATCCGATACCAATGTTCTCTACAAAAATCTTTCTGCCAAGGAAGAAAGGATAGTTGGAT